TTGTTTGTCAAGTGTTTTCTCTTAATTTAAATCTACCTTGTGCAGATAAGGAGCGACCATCCGGGCTGGCTGTTTGAGATTGAGTTTCATTCTGTTTTAAAGCGCCGGTAGCAGTGAAAGAATTTTCAATATTTGAAGACGCTTTGCGAGCTTTTTCTCCTCCCTGTTGTAATCCGGAAGAATAAAATTTTTCTAAATTTGTGGTAAGAACATTTAACTGCTCAAAAAGATAGAAAATTTGTTGATTAAGGTTAGACGAAACTGCTTCAGCTAACTTGACCACATTATTTACACCAACATAAATTGAACCCAAATAAGGATCATCTTGTTGTATGT